ACACCTGACGAGTTACACGTAAGTTATTGGGACACCGAGGTGCGTGGGTATGAGAAGTATGCCAACGATGAGCTGAGTGATGTGGCAACCAAGACGAAACCCGTAGGTGGTGGCGGCACTGACGTGCGTTGCGTCCCCGCATACTTGCGTGAGCATAACATCAAACCACAAGCATCTATCGTGTTTACAGATGGTTATCTCTACAGCGGTTGGGGTGATTGGGATCATCCTGTGTTGTGGGTGATATTGGACAACAAGAACGCCAAGCCAGACAACGGCGTGGTGGTACATGTAAAATCGGAGGACTTATAATGGGAAAAGTAAACGCATTGTATATGGACGCGCAGGAGTATGGGCAGGCCCAACAATACCCCGACACATACAGCCTCGTGGAGATTGTGTTCACCGACGGAACCACAACGGAGTTCATGGTCAACGCGGGTAAGGGTATCGCGGGATACTTGCGTGACGAATTGCGGGATCACCAAAGCCTGATACTGCGTAACGAAAACGACGTGATGGTTATCACGCGAGAACAACTGCGCTGCTTCACGATGCGCCAGATAACACAGAAGGATACCAAATGAAGAACAAGATTGACTGCCCCGAATGTGATGGCGAGGGACGCTGCGAATACGACCGTGCAGTGCCCATGTCAAACTCAAACCCCTATGGCTACCTCGAGGATTACTGGGCCGACTGCGAGAACTGCAAAGGGCTTGGCGAGATCGAACGTGACTGGGAGGACGAAGATGACTGATGAGGAGATTGATAAGAAGATTGAGATCGCTGGCGCTATCGGCGCTGTCGTAGGCTTCATATGTGGTGCAGGTCTGATGACCCTTGTAGGTATCATATTTTGAGGTGGTCGTGTGGGTGGCTGTGAATGTTGGCACATTTAGCAGCGTCGAAACCAAAAAACAGTTGCGATGAAAGCCACCCACTAGAAGTTTATAAATCACGCTAACAGAGTTAGCAACAACCATTTAGGGAAATCCCTAAATCAAATGGAGAAAGACATGGGACTAGATCATAAAACCGTAGCGCAAGCTAAAGAATTCTACGAAACGAACGCCGCGCTGTTGGACGAAACGCAGCAAAACAATACCAATCTGATGGCGTTTACCCGAGCCGTGGAACGTACAATGCGTGTCAAGACTGTACCGCGTGACCGTAACACCTCATGGGTTTACCGTGATGGAGACCTCATGGCCATCGGATACATAGGATACGGTGACTTCACCACCAGCGTAAACGGTGACAACAAGTTCGTTGTCTGCGCACGGGGCATAACAAATCTGAAATACGCCGAGTACGGGGATCAACACAACATGCGTATGGCGTTGAAGATGGATACCGCCATGAAACATGCCAAGAGATACCTTGTACCTTACAGCCTACCGGAATGCGCTGGCGTGTTTACTCAGAAAGTCAGGACAGAAGTTAATAGCTGTAGGACCGCTGTCAAAGACAAGTTCAGCGAAACCAAGAAAGCTGTGGGCATCAACGGGCGTGGTTGGGGAGACGACGAGAAAGCCGCAAGACGCCTTATGTCAGAGCTTCACAGCATGATACAGGCAGGGCACAGCTTCATTGACAAGACGTTGGATACAGACATCCGCGCGATGTTTGAGGCAGCGGACGGGTACAAGCACTTTGAAGAGGTCGTGCCTATGGACTTTGTGCATGTCCATGAGCAGTGGGGCAAACAGGTTGTTGGTCGCGTTACAGTAAAAGATGTGGCAGCGTGGCAACCAGAATACGAGAACGTGTGTACGTTCCGCGCAGAAGAAGTGCCCGAGGAAATACAGCATGGGTGCGCGGCTCTAAGCATGTGCGAGGATGGGCACTTCGTTGAAGGGGTTGGTTACAGAGTTAATGACCACACGTTTTACCTCTACAAGTAAGGTGTTATAGCATGGGTACAACTAACGACATTATTTACCATGTTAGCATATGTTCTAACAACAAAAGTGTCTCCGTGGCACCTATAGGTATAAATAATGTTGACTCAGAGCTTTTTAGTTACTACAGTTCTGTAGATGAGCTACCCAGTTGGGTGCAGGATCGACTCGCGGTGCTTTCTATGTTGGATGTTCCGCCACCCACGAATGATGTGGTTGGTGTAGGATCGCGGGTAGGTCCGTACTTATACTGGGTCTATGGATAATCGGGCATCTGCCCGAAAAATAACTGGGGCGGTACTTCTGCCGCCCCAACAACGGAACTGGTATCAATGGAGAACGACGATGACGCCCGAAGCAAAAGTTAAAAAGAAAGTTGTGGCGCAGCTAAAGGAGTTACACGCATACTACTTCTACCCCGTGACAGGTGGGTACGGCAGAAGCGGTGTCCCTGATATAATAGGATGTTATGAAGGATTGTTCTTTGGGATAGAATGTAAGGCTGGCAAGAACAAACCCACCCCGTTGCAGGAGAAGAACCTAAAAGAAATACGTGACGCAGGTGGTTTGGATATGGTTGTCAATGAGGACAACGTGCACACAGTGATGGACGAATTACGTGGGTGGTCCATGATCCCCGATAGTTAACCCTAGCTGTGAGTGGGTTGCGGTAATGACATTGTCCCGCGAAAACCACAGCAACACGAGCAGAGGAACTCCATGCACTCCAGAGTGCGGTCTTTTACCTCTGTGATCGTGTCGGAGAAACCACGATACGGTTAGCCCCTGCGTTACAGCGCGGGGCACCACTTTAACAATGGAGGCAGACATGGATGATGATAAATTAACTCCGTTCCAAGAGAACGAACTGAAATGGTTGCGCAGGCAGGTCGATAGAGCGCAGGATGACGCGCACCGTGCAGACGCACACCCCAACGCGAAACGAGATTTGTGGGTGGCGCGAGAACACCTTGATGTGTTTGTTCGCAATCTAAGGAAAGCAGGTAAGAAGATATGAGTAGGGTCATAAACATAGTCGCCGAGCGTGGCGGTAAAGTGTTTGAAGACACGCTACGAAACACACAGTACGGAGACAGTATTGTGTATCATGTAGGAGAATATGCAGGGGGTACGCACCGCGCCTCTGCCATGCAAGCCAGTGATGAAGGCTATGTAAACCTTGTGCAGAAGAAGTTAGGTCCAAAACTTTTTGAATACATTGCACAGCGGCGCAAAAAGAAGATCGAGAAACCTCAATAATCGTTTAGGAGAACGACATGACTATAGTAAAGAAACCAACCGCACCAACTACGATGGAAATTCATGCGTTAAAGCAAGGACGTATCAAACTGCGGATGATCGGGCAGACCCCGATGTACTTTAACAGCATGGGCGCAAAGGCGTGGCGTGACCTGTTAGTCGGCGGCGGTAGGAAAACTGCGGCTGAGAAGAAGAACATAAAGCACAACCCCGAGCAAGAGTTTCGGGATAGTGTGTACAAGAAGTCTACAGGTGATACACACCTGTGCTTCCCTGCCGCAGGTGTAAAGGGCGCGATGGCTACCGCTGCGCTTGAGACAGAAGGCATCAAGAAGACAAGCGTTCAGCGATTGATCTTCCTGCCGGAGAGTCAAATTCAAATATGGGGTAAGCCTTACTTGAAGATGGATATCGTTCGGTCTGCGGATATGAACAAGACGCCTGATGTGCGTACCCGTGCGTACTTACCCAACTGGTGCGCAGAGGTGGATATAAAGTTCGTGACACCAACTCTAAGTGCGTTCTCTATTGTGTCCCTGCTACAAAACGCTGGCACGATTGTCGGTATCGGTGACTTCAGACAGGAGAAAGGTCGCGGTTCATATGGCACCTTCTCTGTAGCAAGTTCCGAGGAGATGGGAGAGCAGCAGGAAATCTGGGATGACATCACGCAAGAAGCGCGTGAGGTTCAAGAGTTGGCTATGGAACATCCAGAGTGCGCTGACGATCAGACACGCGAGTTGATGCAGTTCATTCAAGAAGAGCGGTTGCGCAGAGCAGCCTAAAGAAGAGGGGCGGTTAACGCCGCCCTAATTCACGGACAAGGTAAGACGGTCAGGGTTCGGTGAGATACGGTTTGGCAGGGCGCGGCTAGGCGGTCGTGGAGAGGAACGGCAAGGCGGCACAGGTTTTGGCATGGCGGTCGGGGTATGGTCGGATATGGTCCGGTTCGGTACGGCGGGTTTTGGCAAGGCGGTTCTGGCGAGTTACGGTTTGGCAAGGAAGGCTTGGCACTGTGAGTTCTGGCAAGGCGGTCAAGTTAAGGTAAGGCGTGGCGCGGTATGGTCTGGCGCGGTCGGGCTAGGCGGTTCTGGCGAGTTACGGTGAGGCATGGAGAGGCACGGTAAGGCGGTGCAAGGCGGTCATGGTGTGGTATAGCAAGACGAGGTCAGGCAACGGTTTGGCTAGGCGGTTCAGGTTCGGTCGGGTAAGGCGTGGAGTGGTCTGTTAAGTTCCGGTTGGGCACGGCGAGGCGGTTCAGGTATGTTGGGTTCTGGTAAGTTGGATTACGGCATGGCGGTCGGGGTATGGTTCGGAGAGGCACGGTCAGTTCTGGCGGTCGGGGCACGTTATGGTTGGGCGGGGTTCGGCGAGGCGGTCAAGCTAACAAACAAGTGGTGGGCTGTAGTGGCCCACTACACAAACATAAGAAACTTTTTGGAGGACAGTATATGTCTAGTTTTAATAAGAAGACCAAGCAGCGTATC